CTCCGTACAGGTCGGCTCCGCGCAGGTCGGCTCTGTACAGGTCGGCTCCGCGATTTGCAGCCTCAACCACCGCGTCTTTCAATAGTGTTGCGACAGATGAAAATAGCACGTTGCCAACGATTCCTTCGATATCCACAATGCACCTCCAGGGGTTAGCGTCCGTAAATAAGCACGATGGCGACAGCAATAGTAGCCAGCAATCCTAAAAAATCAAAGAAGTCAGACATTACGGCCTCACATCTAGGAAGCTGGCGACAACAGGCCAATATCCAAGGTCATATATGGCATATCCAATCACCACGACTACGAAAACCAGCGCGAAGATGAAGAGTGAGTGTTTCATTTGTTCCTCCTGATGGGTTCGGGGAGATGGCGGTCTAGCCGTTGAGTCCCCGTAAATTATGGCGGGCGTGTATATCAAGGAATGGAACCTTGAACTCCTTAGTACATCGTTTGAGAGTGTGCCGGATTACCTTTCACTCCCCGCCATGAATTGAATAGTAATCACTGGCCATGCTCTGTGTCAACCTTTTTCTTTGGCTTATCTTTCCAGCGTGCTTCCCGAGCGCGAGCGAGGTTGTTGGAGCGTGCCTTTGTTTGGGCATCGGTCTTCTGCTTGCCGCCGATCTTGCCAGCCTTGCGTAGGTGTTTTCTGAGAGCATCCATCAAATAAATATAGCAGAACATGGTTAGTGTGTGTATAGTATTTTAAGGAGAATAATCATGTCCGACCCGAAGCCTGAACTGAAGTTAGAACTCACCCCGCGCAAACTCAACCGGCACGTCGTCATAGCCATCAACCATCTCAGGCAGCGCCGGGATGGGCTGGAAGCGCAGATAGAGAAGCTGAAAGCGGAACTCGATGAAGTTGATGCTGCAATTGAGGCACTCGGGTGATTCCACGCGAGGTAATCAGGTGCCCCCACTGCGGGATCAATCAGTTCATGCCGCTCAACCTCATCTGCCGGCGGTGCAAGAAGCTCCTACATGAGCCTGTGAGCGCGGTTCAGCCCTCGCCTATTGTGGTTGCGCCCGTTATCGATCCAGAGACGCTATATGAGTTGGCGGACGTGTTCCGTGCGAACGTCCTGGCGTTGCGACGGCGGCGAGGGTGGTCGCAGCGCAACTTTGCCGAGAAGATTGGAGTGCGTCGCACTTGGATCAGCAAAATCGAGAACGGACACTGTACGCCCATGCTGCCGTCGATTCAGAAAATAGCCGAGGCGTTCGATGTGGCACCGCACGCGCTTCTTGTTCCACCAAAGGAGCTCTGACGCAGAAAGACGACCTGCGAGAGGTCGTCAGACTGCGGAGGTACACCAACAATGAGACGAGAGCCGGGGGTTTTGTAATCTGCCAAGATTGTAGTGAAACGCCCGGAACGAAAGGTAGACGGCCCTCGCTCACTTATTATTCTTGCATAATTCGATTCGCTATGCAATAGTAAAGTTGCCAAGCATGAAGTGAAATCAATGAGAACGTCACCCAAACAATTCGGATCGACACCCTCAGCGCTTTCCTGCGTCTCGGCACCCTTGTCGAAAGGCAGGCGGCGCGGTTTACTCATAGTTGGTGAGTCCCATAGCGTCGTGAGTTCCGACCAGCACCTAAATCCTTGGTTCGCCAGGGGTAAGACGCGAGTCAAGATTGCAGCGCATCTACCGATGAGGATAGACAGCGGTCGGGCGGAAAGTACGCGAAGCTGATACCCCACTAGCGCAGTAACAGGCGTGACGGAGGCATCCGGAGCGTCGGCGCAAAGTAGAGTCAGAGTCGCAGGATAATCGCCCCTCCCAAGCGTGAGCCTCTGTAGCGTTTCAGGTGTCAAGCGGGGATGGGAGAGCCACACTAAATGCCTTGCCGATCGCAGGCTCCGGCGCAAGTCAATGCGTCGTCTCCGCGGCATCACGGTTAGAGTTTTCCTACCACCAACGCCAGAGGTAGGTCTAAGCACAACAAAGGCCTCCAGCGAAGGGATGGAAGGATAGACTTCTTCTACCTGAGGCTAGAAGTTACCAGCGCGCTCGTCAGATAAGGCAAAAGTCTCGCCCTGCTTGACGCGATGAGGTACAATTTCTCCTATGGCTAAGCCCTCTATGAGCCAAGTCCAGCGCACAGTAAACCCCGTAGGCAGACCCCGCAAGCTATTCATATGCAAGGATTGCGGAGCAGAGATTGGCAAGGTAGCGACGCGCACGCACAAGTGTGTAGCATTGACCGATTCTCTACGTGGTGGGGATACACGCCGCAAGAAGAAAGTGTAGAATAAGCACATCTTATGGCTAAGCTCTCTGATCTGATACCAGACAACAGAAACGCCAACAAAGGCACCGAACGCGGCCAGCACATGATCGAGGAATCGCTGCGCTCCTATGGCGCTGGGCGATCTATCCTGCTCGATAAGAACATGCGGATCATCGCAGGGAACAAGACGGCTGAGAACTTCGGTTCTATCGGCATGGAAGACGTGATCGTAGTGCAGACGGATGGAACCAAGCTGGTAGCCGTGCAGCGCATGGATCTTGACCTTGACGAGCCCCGCGCGATGGAGCTGGCGATTGCGGACAACCGAGCGGGCCAAGTGTCTCTGGATTGGGATGCTGATGTTCTTGCTGCGATGGCTGAAGAGATTGACCTAAGCAAGTTCTGGTCGCCCGATGAACTGGAAAGTCTTATCGCCAGCGGAAACGCCGCATCGAACAAGGCCGCCGGAAACGCTACGCTTGCCGAACGCTTCGGCGTGCCGCCGTTTTCTGTTCTGGATGCGCGGCAAGGATACTGGCAGGATCGCAAGCGGGCGTGGTTGTCGCTGGGCATACAGAGCGAGGTTGGGCGCGGCGGAGCATCGTCTACCCCCCCCCATTGCCCACCAGTGACACAGAACTCGGATGGGACGCTGAATTACAACGGAACGGCCGGACAATCCAAACGGTTCGACAGGCAGCGCCGGGAGGCAGCGCCGGGAGGCAGCGCCCGACCGGCGTGCGACTACAGTCAAAAGCAACGTGGCGATGGGAGAGGAAGGGCGCTAGTTACGCGTACCGGCGCTTGAGTGCTTCGATACCGGCGGCGAACTCAACCTCAGGATTACGCCCTATCTGGCGATAGAACTCTGGCCGCGTGTGCGCCGCCCATGCCCGCGTGATCGCTTCCTTCTCATCGCCGAGCACGCCGAACTTAGCGGCAACGCGAAGGGCCTCAACCCACTCACCGGAGGCCATGTACGCGCGAAGGATGCTAATCTTTGATTGCGGCATCGGCATGTGAGAACAGTATCGAATGAGGCGTAGGATGGCAAGAGAAAAGCAGTACGCGCGGACATTCGGGCAGGACTTGATGCGCGGCGAGCATATCGTCGGGGGGGGGCAATAATGGCAAGAAAGCCGAACGCAATTCCGGGGGGGGGCAAGATGCCGTTAGATAGGGCAAAGGATCATCCCGCTGGCTTGACCTACGGTGCTGGCCATGCCGAGGGCGAGATAGACGAAACGAGCGGCAAGAATCTTGCCGCTGGAAGCGGAACAAGCATCTTCGACCCCGTTCTATGCGAGCTTGCCTATCGCTGGTTCTGTGTCCCCGGCGGTTTGGTCCTCGACCCCTTCGCGGGTGGCAGCGTTCGCGGTATCGTCGCCTCGCATATTGGATTGCAGTACATCGGCATCGACCTACGCAGCGAGCAGATAGCGGCCAACCGTGAGCAGGGCAACCGGATTGCCAAAGCGCCGATGCCGGTGTGGGTGGAGGGCGACAGCCGGAACGTCCAATCGCTATGCCCCGAGGTGAGCGCCGACATGATCTTCTCCTGCCCGCCCTATGCCGACCTTGAGCGATACAGCGATGACCCCAACGACCTAAGCACGATGGACTATGCCGAGTTCCTAACGGCGTACCGCGCTATCATTGCCGCGTGCTGCGTGATGCTCAAGCCCAACCGCTTCGCCTGCTTCGTTGTGGGCGATGTCCGGGACAAGAAAGGCTTTTATCGCAACTTCGTCGGCGAAACGATTGCAGCCTTTGAATCCGCCGGGGCCATCTTGTACAACGAGGCCATTCTGGTCACCGCCGTCGGGTCATTGCCTATCCGTGTTGGCAAGCAGTTCAGCACAAGCAGGAAGCTGGGCAAGACGCATCAGAACGTACTGGTGTTCTATAAGGGCGACCCGAAGCAGATCAAAAAGGACTTTGGCGAGCTTGTAGACATGGCCGGACTTCCCGATGATTCGGTTGTTCCATAACAGGACGCCGCTGTCGCATGATGGAGCTAGACCCGAAGTACTGCGATGTGATATGCTTACGATACTATAACGCGACGGGTAATATACCAATGCGCGAGGATGGTGAGCCGTGGGAGAGCGAAAGCGAGTTGGAGGTAATAGGAAGCCGCAAACCTTCAGGGACTGCGAGAGATGTGGAGTGAGGTTTGGCCCCCTTGATCGACTCTCCCAGAGATTTTGTTCTATGGCGTGCAAGATAAAATCGCAAACCACAGGAAGAAAGCGCGTCACGGTAGCTGTGACTAAAGCTCGAAGCGCCCAGTCCCTACTCCGGTATCACGTTATCAAGGGTCATTTGGTGCGTCCTGCGAAATGTGAACAGTGCGGATCGGAAGGAAAGAAGATTGAGGCCGCGCACTATGATTACACCAAACCGCTAGATGTTCGCTGGCTATGTATTCCGTGTCATCGCAGGTGGGACAAAGAGCAGCCAAAGCAAGGAACCATGTCGGTCATCGTGACACGCTGGGAGAACGCAACAGGCAAGACAGCGACGTTGGTGGTATAAAATACCCATTATGGCCGAAGAAGCCCAACCCGACGCTCAAAACACTGTAGAAAACAGAATGCGGGGGCTGATCCCGTGGAAGCCGGGAGAATCAGGCAACCCCGGAGGCAGGCCAAAGACGAAGCTCATCACCGAGGCTTACCGCGCGTTGCTGGACAAGCCGTTCCCCGGCGATCCTCAAGGCAGGACTGGCGCGGAGTTGATTGCGCTGGCGATGCTCAAGGAAGCGATCAAGGGTAAGGTGAACGCAGCGAGTGAGTTAGCAGACAGAATTGAGGGCAAGGCGGCGCAATCGGTTACATTGGGCGGCGATCCCGATAACCCTGTTACCGTGCGCACGCTTAGCGACTTCTACGCGTCCATTCCCAAGCCGGAGAAGTAATGTACACGGCAGAGTACACGCCAACACTGAATCCATGCCTTCGGGCTTTTTGGGAGACGCCAGCGCGGGGCCGTGTGTTATTCGGTGGCAGAAGCAGTAGCAAGTCCTGGGATGCAGCGGGATTCGCTATCGTGCTGGCGTCAACCGTGCGGTGTCGCTTCCTCTGCTGCCGGCAATTTCAGAACAAAATCGAAGAGTCCGTCTACACGCTACTCAAACTCCAGATTGAGCGCTTTGGGTTGACGTCGGAATTCCGCATCACTGACCGCTCGATAGAGCACTACAAGACGGGAAGCACGTTCGTCTTCTACGGGTTGGCCCGCAATCTTCAGGAGATCAAAGGCCTAGAGGATGTGGATGTGTGCTGGATTGAAGAGGCTCAGTTCCTCACGAAGGACCAACTAGAGATTATTGAGCCAACGATACGCAAAGAGGGCTCGCAGATATGGGTGGTGTTCAACCCGAAGTTTGCAACGGATTTCGCGTATCAACGCTTCGTCGTCAATCCGCCGGCCAGCTATCTTGTGCGGAAGATCAACTACGATGAGAACCCGTTTCTTTCCAACACAATGCTCGAGGTGATTGCACGCACGCGAGCGGAGTCCGAGGAGGACTATCGGCACATTTATCTAGGCGAACCGCGCGAGGACACCGAGGGAACCGTCATCAAGCGTAGCTGGATTGAGGCAGCCATTGACGCGCATCTCAAGCTCGGGTTTGAGGCCAAGGGTAAGAAAACAATTGGGTTTGACGTGGCAGACGATGGTGAGGACGCCTGCGCAAACATCTACGCTCATGGCTCGGTGGCACTGTGGTCGGACGAATGGCGGGCCCGCGAGGATGAACTGCTGAAGTCCTGCATGAGAACCTACCACGCGGCGCTGGAGCGCACGGCTGGCATTCGCTATGATTGCATTGGGGTCGGAGCATCGGCGGGTGCCAAGTTCGACGAGCTTAACCAGGTGCGGGACAAGCATCTGCGGTTGACGTATGCCAAGTTCAACGCGGGCGGCGCGGTGGAGCGCCCTGAAGACTATTACGTGAGCGACCGCCAGGACCGCATCAAGAACAAAGACTACTTCAGCAACCTCAAGTCGCAGAAATGGTGGGAGATAGGCGATAGGTTCCGCAACACATACAACGCCATCAACCGCGGCGAGAAGTTCGCTGAAGAGGACATGATCAGCATCTCCAGCGACATGCCGCACCTGGAGAAGCTAAAGACTGAGCTATCAACCCCAAAGCGAGACTTTGACCGCAACGGGCGCGTAAAGGTTGAGAGCAAAGAGGATATGGCGAAGTCAACGCGGGTAGGTGGGGCTGTGCCATCACCAAACCTCGCGGACGCGTTCATCATGGCGTATGCGGGGCCGGTGGGCAGTTCGCTCAGAATCTCGCAGGGCGTGCTTGACGCTGCGCTGCGTGCGTGATTGATACGATTTATGTTGCGTCCGTGTACGATGGTGTGTATATTGAACACATGGAGGCAACACCAATGACTGTAAATGCAATCGACATCGAAGTCCGCAAGCCAATGTGGGTCGTGGAAGTGTTCAGCACTCGCCGCAACGCTTGGGAGCAAGACGGGGGCGATTCGGCATACTCCAACACATAACAGATGATTTTTTCATGGCTGGGTTCAAGACCGGGTTTCCCAATATGAAGTTTCACCTTTTGTGTTTGGCGGGAGAATAGAAGATGAGCGCATTTTACGATGAACTAGACCGCAAAGAGTCCGAAGGACGCATTGATCGCGTCTTCGCCAACCGTCCCGAAAACCTTCACGATTATCAGGGCTGCGTAAGTCAGACTCGCGAAGCCCTGGAGCACGCCGAAGCGATTCTTAGCCGTAGCGCGATGCTTTCAACGAACTGCAACGGTGTAGGGCCAAGCACAACTACCAGCGTTGCGCTGGCGAAGGTACGCGCCGCGTTGGTGCTTATGGGGGCAGAATGAGCCTAGACCTTCGCAAAC